CAGTGTATAACTTACCATCTATGGTATAGTGTGAAACACCTTCTTTAAATTCTAAATCACTTGGTGTATTATCAACCCCACATTTACACATATAAGGGTTTTCGCCACCATCTGCAATATCCCAAGAATGTCCGCACTCTTTACAAATTATAATATTAACTTGCGAATTAAATGCTTGCCAATTCATTTCTATTGCAGGTGAATCAACAAATGCAACTGCTTCTAATTGCGCTTCATCATCTTCTGTAACTATGAATCTGTAAATAGGTAGTTTGTCCATTCTCTTATAAATATAAATTAATTTAGTATTTGCTTTTTAGAATTATTTGATAGTTGCTTTGCGTATTATATTCTTAACTTTGTCTTGGGTATTTGTGATGTCTGTTTCAACTACTATTACTTTTCCTACTGTACTATCGCCTGTTGTTGTTACTTGACTGTTACCACCTAACCTTGTGCCTGTAATTGATTGTGGGATTCTTGGTGCGCTTGGTGCTGTTACATTTCCACCACCACCTCCACTCGGTGCGCCACTTTTACCAATTGCGCCTAATCCTGCACCTGTTGCTGCTATTGTTGCTGCTACACCTATTGCAGTTGAAATATTATTTGCTGTTACTAATGATGCTGCTGCTGCTACCGATGCACCACCTGATACAATTGCAAGTGATGCTCCTTGTGCTACGATAGCCACATTTGCTGCATTGTTTGCTATAATCATTTTTGCTATACTAATTGCACTTTCTGCTATTAATGCTGCTGCTTGTAGTTCTTCATTACCACCTGCCAATAATTTTAAAGCATCAACTGTTTGTGTTGCAGAATTTAAGTAAGTGTTTTTAATTGCTAACTTCGTATCATTTAAATATTTTTCAGTTGTTATTTCATCTGCTGCTTTCTTTTCATTTTCTTTTTTTATGTCTTCAGCATCTTGTTTCTCACTTGCCATACGTTCATTTCTGACTTCTATTGCTTGGTCACGTAATGCTTTTACTCTTTCCTTTGCTAACTTTTGTGCTTCTTTTAAATCTGCTGCTGCTTTTTTATCTGCATCATCTTTTAACTTTTTTAAATCTTTATAATGACCTGCAACTAAAACCCTTTCTTCTTGTCTTAATTTTTCAAGTTCGGTTTGGTTATCTTTTGCTGCTTCTTGCTTTAATTTATTTAATGCACGTTCTTGTTTATAAGTGTTTTTTCCTGCTGCCTTATCAACTTCTAATTCTTTTTCCCTTTGCTTGATTAATCGGTCTAACTTTTCTGCTGCTGCTGCTTCTTCATTTGCTTTTATTCCTGCTTCTGCACCCTTCTTATAATTGCCTATTATATTATAACCATTTTTTATTTCTTCTAATGCGCCTGCAAAATCTCCTTGTATTAATTTACCAAATGTTTTGAATGGCATAAGTATAGCGTTCTTAATAACTTCACCTGCACCATAAGCTACTTCACGAAGTTTATCAAATATTTTACCCATATCATTAAAGATAGGGAATGAATTTTTAACTACTTTTGATATTGCTTCCCAATTTGCATAAAGTAATCCTGCTGCTACAACTATTAAACCTATTCCTGTTGCCCCAATACCTGCTCTTATTCCTTTTAGTGCATCACCTGCTACATTTTTTAAGTTTTTAAAAGCATCGCCCATTCCCATTAAACCATTTAAGCCAGTAGCTAATGCAATTGCACCTTGTGTTTTGGCAATAGTTTTATTTAGTTCTTCGTTTTCAGTACCCATTAAAGCCATTGCACCTTGTAATGCACTGAATCCGTTTGCTGCTATACCTACTGCGCCTGCTAATGCTTGGAATTTCTTTTCAGGATTAAAAGCATTGATGGTGTCTTTCATATCACCTATTCTATCTTTTAATGCACCTGCTTTCTTTGCTGCATTTATAAAAGCCTGACTACCTTCTTCAAGATTACCAAGTTCATTTGTTACTGCTCGTAATTCAGCCTTTAAACTTTTAACCGAACCTACTGAACTGCCTACTTTTACTTCGGTGTCAAATATTATTTTCTCGTTTGCCATTATGCTATTATTGGGTGTAATCTGTATTGTAATTCTATTAACATTTGACTGTTTCCTGATGCTCCTAAATTTCCTGCTGTATCTATCTCAACTGCCAATTCTTTAAAAGGTAAATCGTTTATGTTTATACCCCTTTGTTTTTTAGCCACGTTTGAACTTGTTATTGCATTGTCAAATTCTAACAAGTGTGTTCCATCGCCATTGTATTGTAAGTGTAATTTATGACTATTATAGCCAGTTGGTGTTACTGTTGTGCCAAAAAATACTGTTATGTAAGCATCATAAATCTCTGTCCAATATCCTGTTTGTATAGGTAATATTTCAATCGGTGTTGTGTTTAAACTTTGTAGTTCTGCAACTGTCAATATGTGAGTAGCAAGTAATGGTTGGTCAATGTTGTTTATAACTGTTTCGCCTTCTCTTACACTTTCATAATCATTTGTTCCTATGTAAGTTCCACCATTGTTTATAATAGTATTATCTGCGCCACCTAATATATTTACTTGGTTTGCGTTTACAAAGTTACCTGTTGAATTAATTATTTGTTCGTACCCTTGCAAACTATTATCACTACCTTGCCCTATTACATCAACTCCTTTCGGATATTGAGTGCCATTTCTATTTATTAATTGTTCGTATGCAGAACCCTCACCACCACCACCGCCATTCGTTACCAAGTTATAAGGTACGAATACTGGTGCTACTGCTAATTTTAAGAATGTTAGCTTTGCAGGTTCATCACTATTTGAATCAAAGTCTACTTCATATAACCTATAAAATTGTTTGTCTATAAAATAACTATTTCTAAATGATAGGTTATTTATTTCTACTTCATTTAGCTTTACATAAAATTCAACTAATTTAGAATCCTTATTAGTGATTTCTTCAATTCCTTTTTTGTGATAAACATTGTAAATATTATTACTTGTTTGAGTAGTTGAGAATCCTGTTTTATAAAATAATTGAATCGGTGTTGTAAAGTTTATATCAAACGTAGGTGCTAAAACACTATCGTAATGACCGACATAAGCATAAGAATCAAAGTAATGATATGTTGTGCCATCAGGGTCAAGGTAATGAAAGTAGTTAGTACCCATTGATGCACTTAAACCACCTGCTACTAATAGTCTTAATTTTGATGTGCTATCTATTGAATTTCCATTTGAATCTTTAAATATTATTTGACTAAATACTACTTTCGAATTGTTCCTTGCTGCTCCTAATGGTGTTGGTGCAAATAATACTTCTGTCTTATATGTTTCAGTTATAAAATCATTTGTTATTGGCAATACTTTTGTTCCATAAGGATATACATATTGACTTTGATAAGTTTGATTTAACTCATCTTTATCTTCTGCCATAGCAAATGTATATTCTTTGTACTTACTTGCACCTAATGGCTTCACTTGTACACCTCTGCTTACATCAATCTTATTAGTTAAGTCTACTGTATCACTTGTAAAATATACATCCCTTGTTTCAATTTTTAGTTTCTTGCTGTCTAATGCATCAACCGAAACGTAAAGATTAAACAACTTAATAATTGATGCTAAAAAGTCTGCTTGCTTTACATCAGCAGGTAAGCATCTTTCAAGTTGCATATTATCACCAATAAATATTTGTGCGTTTGGAATTGAAAAGAATGCTGAATCAGTTAATAATGAATATTGCCAACTACCTGTAAAAATTGATTCCATTTCTACTGATATAACATCATTTACTTCACACCAAATACTTGGGGTTTCATAATATTTGTTTACAGTAAAGTTTGCAAAAACTGATGTATTAAGAGTGCTTGTAGCACCAATTAAAGTTTTTGTTGCACCTCTTGTTCTATAAACATGGTATATATTTTCATCAAAAGAACCTGCACTTATTTCTGTAATACTAACATTTAAATTTATACCAAATTCATAATGTCCATTTGTTTTTACTGTAAAATCAAAAGTAGTGTTGTTAAATCCTGCTGGAGTTGATTGTATCGCAGTATTGTTAAAAGGTAAATCTACAATTGTTGTTACTGCCGCAGGTGTACTATCAACTAACCTATCGCCTTTAAAAGTTCTATCGGTTACTTCTTGCGTTGATATTAATAACTTGTCTTGTGTTGCAGGAACTACTAATTTAGTAAAGTTAGCAGTTGTAAAAAAATCAGAACTGTACCTATATCCTGCATCTTTAAAGATTGCATCTACTATCGCCTTTGCAAATATTTGTGGTTTTTGGTCTATTGTGTAAAATCCTTTTTGGTCGTTACTAAATCCTTTGTCAATTAATCCATAATAATAGCCACGTGTAACTAATGGTGTCCAACTTGCTGCGATGTTAGTGTAATTCCAAGTATGGTCATAAGCACTTAAATCAAGTTCATTAAGTTTCTTTTCTCCCAAGTCTTGGAATAGGTTTGCAGTTCTACCAATTATTATTACCTCGTATTCTATTTCTTGTTCATCTGTTATACTTACATTTGTTAGTTGCAAGTACCCTTGAATCATAGCTATGCCATTCTTATAAAGTATTGCATCTGCTTTTAAGTTTGGATTAAAGTCAGGTGCAAAGTTGTACGTATTAGTATTTTGAACTGAACGTGCTAAATTAAATATATTGCTAAAAATATCATTGTTGTTATGAGTGCCGGGCAAAGTAATTGTTTTTGTAAAATCACTTTTACGTTCAGCTATGTTCTGAATGTCAATTATACTTTTGTTAATAGGCAAAGGTACATTATCATACAAGTCAAGTTCATACTCAACTATGTTTGCTCCTGCTACTTGGTTTATTACTAATCTGTTTTGATTCATTATAGCGATTGTCTGTAACGTGAGTAAGTGTATTCTATGTCAAATGTTACGTTAAACATCTTTCTATCGGTTAAGTATGTTTTTATTTCGTAACTTGTGTTGGTTATGTTTACTGCTATAAATTCCGTTGCGCTTCTTTCAAGATATATTACAGGGCTTGTGGCTAATTCTTCAAGTAATGTGCTTTCTGCTTCTGTTATCCAATCACTATTAATACTTATTTTATCGTTTATTGTAGTGTTATAGTTAGTTTTTAACCTATCTTGTTTGCTATAACCTATTGGCAATGGTGCTTTGAATTGTTTACGTTCTATATCCATTGCGTTTATAGTGTTTTTATTGAAGTTAAACGTATCAAATCCACCAAGTTTATTCATCCAATGTAGTCTTACTGTTGGGTATTGGCTGCATTCTGTGTTTAAACTGAAAGTTCTTGATGCTAATACATTACTTGTTGCTCCTAATAATGAAACATTGTACGTATCAATGATTGATATTCCATTTGCTATTAATACATCTTGTGCATACTTTCCTGCTTTTATGCTGAATAAATGTTCTTTTGCAGTTAATGTTACTGCTGTTACTACGTTACCATTTGCACCTGTGTATTGTATAAACTTAACTGCTGTATTTGGGTCAAACCAATATAAAAACTTTTCTTGATTACTTTCGATTCTTTCGGTGCTTCCTGCTGCTGATAAGTAACCAAATCCACTTACATTTAAATTATCGTATGCAGTTGGTGTGAAGTCTTCAAAATCAAATATTCCGTTACCTGCAAAGTTATAACTCGCTGCACTTGGTGTTGTTGGATTACTTGCTAATACTCCACTTAAAGTAGGTATTCCACTTACATCATATAGTTCTCTAAATTGCACAAAATATTTAAGTCTTGAATCAGTATTAGTTCCAAACACTCCTGTTACATTATTAAAATCGTAGCTAACATAGTTTTGCAATACGTTACCGACATCAAATGTTAGTTGTGCTGAACTTGGTTGTACTGGATATTTTAACCTCGCTAATGGATTGTTTGTGCCACTTGTTTCGTTTACATCAACTATAAAGTTGAAGTTAGGTTGTGCAGTTAGATTTGAACTTACTGTGTATGGCACTTGATTATAGGCTGCCATAAATGCGCTTGGTGTTGCGATAATTGTTATTGCCATTATTTTATAATTACTTTATAATTGCTAATTTTATTTTTATTGCCATTTCTTTTGATAGTGCTTTGTTTAACATCTTTAATCTTTTAGCACCCACAGCAGGTTCGACATAGTTCATTGGTTTTATACCACCTATCTTGGTTGCTACTGCCATACTCATTGCTTCCTTTGTGATTAAGTCTGCTTGTTTCTTTTTATTCTTACGGATTAAAGTTTGTTTTCTTAATCCCTTACTTCCTGTTCGTGCTATGTATTGTTTAAAACTATTTAGCATATCTTTTGGCACTCCTAAATTTTTAAAACTGAATCTGCTATTTGGTGCTTTACCTTTGTTAAATACACCCTTTACACCCTCATCTATAAACTCCCAATAATTTTGAGTGGTTACTATTTGTATTCCATTATCAATTACATTAGGGTATAAGTCAGATGCTAACGTACTTGCTTGCTTGGTTCTTACTTTACTCTTTATAATATTTGACATTATTAAAATAGAATCTTCAGCCCACTTTAAGAACACAGCATCAACACCACTCTTTAAATCCTTTGTAAAGGTATCAGGTGAACTGCCATACTTATTGCCTATGTTCGTTGCTGCGCTTGCCATTTTATTTTATCATCTTCACTTTTATCCTTATAAAATACTAATGTGTTTAAGAACTCAATTATGTTCATATCTTCAAAGTATTCCCACTTACTTCTATCGTTGTTTGCAAGGTTGTTAATTGCTACTATCCAACCCCATTTAGTTTCGAATGTTTGTCCAGTATTGGCTTCACTTTCGCCAGTGCTTTCTCCGCTTCCGATTCCAAATAGATTAGGATATTGTCTGCTAATTCCTTGTAGTACCTGCAAAAAAAAAGCATGATAGGATATGCCTGCTCAATTTTCATGTGATTTAAAAACAAGTCTGCAACCTCTTTATGATTCGCACCATCGTATTTTTTTACCTTACCTAACCAATTCTTCTCAACACAAATCGCTGCAAGTATATTGTGAATATTGTTTATTATGTTTGCTTCATCTTTACAGAATGAAGTTGCATCAATGTACTGTGCTGCTTTTAACTTTTGAGTTTGCCAAATACATTTAAACCTTCTACCTTTTACTTTGAAATCCATTTTAACCTTTGCATTTGGATTTAGGTTTTCTATTTCACTAAATGCTTTTAATGATTTCGTTAAGTCTTCAATTGGCATTGATTCTATTTCATCAAATGTTTTGTTGGTTAATTCAGCTAACAATTTAATGTTTCTATTCAATGGGTCTGTTTCCAATTCTGCAATTGTTTTGCATTTAATAAACTGACTTATGGTTATTTTCTCAAACTTCATTCTCTTTAATATATAAATTTTTTACTTTTTTGCTAAATTTTAAAAGTAGCATACTTGCCACTCGGTCTATTATTCAACTTGTTTAATGCAAAGTATCTCATAGCATCTATTGAGTGATTAGAATGTTCAATTGGCTTACCTGTTAACTTTCCATCTCTATCAGTTGCCCATTGGTATGCTCTTAACTCTTTAATTATATTAGTTGAATTTTGTGTAACAAAGAATGGTTCTCTTTTTAATATGTCTATTCCTATCTTTATTGAGTCTGCTCCTTTGTTTGCAGGTGTAATCATAAATCCTTGTCGCCTTAATTCTTCAATTGATTTAGGTTCTGCACTATCTGCCACAATTTCGTAAGGTCTACCGATTCCTTCTGATTTCATAAAGTTACCTATGTCTAAATTAGTCATGTTAGTACGATATAATATTTCATCAAAGTATAGTTGGTTATTCATTTTGTAAACTGCTACTAATGTTGTTGGGTCATTTGTGAATCCAAAATCCATTCCATATCCTAATAACTTTGCATCAATTGGTATTCTTGCTACTTGTTGCCAGTTGTCAAATATAACTCCTTGTAGTGAACCGATTTCCCCAAGTCCATATACTTTCCACCAATTTGCCCAATATGAACTTGATTCTGCTTTCTCTCTTGCTTTTTCTATTTCTTTGACCAGGTCTTTGTCTAATGCTTCATTGTCTTTATAGGTTAAAATAATTAGGTCAGAATCTTTATCATTTATTAATTCCGTATGCACCCAAAATTCTGAACTTGGATTATAGTCAAGGTAAACAAATTTCTTTGTCCTTATGGCTAATTGATGGTATGCTTCAAAGTTTACATTATTTGCCTCATTAATGAATAACACATCTCTTCTTGCTCCTCTCAATTTATTTGGTTGGTCAGCACTAAAGAATTCAATGTAAGATTTATTTTTGAAAGTGTATTTTAAAGTAGACTTATTAAATTGGTCATCGTTATAAAAACCAATCCAATCCATAATCTTTAAGAAGTCTTTTAACGCACCTCTTCTGATTTGTGGTACTGTTTCAGCTACTATACTTATTTCGCTATTAGGATTCTTGTAAGCATAATCAATAAGCATAGGGATAATACTAAAGGTTTTACTTGATGAAGTTCCTCCTTGTACTATCCTAATCCTTTTTTTAAGTTTAGCAATCTTCTTTTGCGCTGTGGTTTCTTTGAGCATAATACGATTTGTCCATCGTGTAGACAAACGATTTTATTGACTTTCTTCGTTTTCTTGAATGTTTAAATCCAAGCCTTTAAAAATTTCTCTTTCACCTGAAACTTCTATTTCTTGTTTCTCAACATATCCACGTTTCTTCCCTTTGGTTTTTAGATAGAATATTATTGAACTTGGATTAGGCGCATCTTTAATTTCTACTATCTCTCCTTTGTTTGTAACTACTTGATGTTTAGCACCACTCATTAATTGATTTAATTGTGATTCAGCAAAGTCAATAGCCATATCGCTTATACCATCTACTGCTTCTTTGTATTGCTCATCTTCCTTTAACCAAGTGTAATGAGTACTCCTATCAATTCCAACTGTCTTTGCTGCTGTTGTTACTATGCCAAGACTCTTCTCAAGTGCTTCAACCATAGCTTTTTTTAGTGTTGTATTTTGTTGTTTCATTTTATTAAATTTAAAAACTCATTTCTTGCTTTCTCATCTTCTTTAAACACTCCAAGCATCTTGGATGTCATTGTCCAAGTATCGTGCTTCTTTACTCCTCGCATACACATACAAAGGTGCTGTGCTTTTAATGTAACTGCTACACCTTTAGGATTTAGTTCTTTTTGTATTCTTTCAGCTATTTGAGTAGTTATGCGTTCTTGATTTTGGAATCTGTTTGCATACAAGTCTACTGTTCTTGCAAGTTTACTTAATCCTACAATCTTATCACTTGGAATGTAGGCAACATTAGCTACACCAAAGAATGGAGCAGTATGGTGTTCACATAACGAATAAAAAGGTATATTAGTTTGTAGTATCATTTCATCAGTACCCTCTGCATCAAAACAAGTGAAGTTAAATTCCTTTGGTTCAAGAAATTCTTTCATAAACTTTATGTATCTTTTTGGAGTGTCTTTTAATCCTTCTCTTGTTGGGTCTTCTCCAAGATATTGTAGTATGCGAACAAAGTTATCTTCAATAGGTTCTTCTTTCATTTCCCAAGGGAATATTAACCATTTGTCTTTTAAATCTTTTTCTTGTTGTTTATCAAACAATCCTATAAAAGGTTTATTATATTTTATGACATAGTCTTGTCTTGTCTTACCACTATCTATTAGGTCATCAATAAAGACATCTGCCTCTTCAGGAGTGTCGACAGGATTTAGCATTGCACTGATATACATTCCTCCTCTTGGTATTCCATAATACTTTAGGCTTTTATCTAATTTTGAAACTCTTTTTTGAATCTCTTCCCAGGTTACAATATATTCCATACTTTGTGATTTTGAAGTGACATTTTCCATATACCATTTTCTATACATAAATTGATACAATGTTTTAAGTTTTCTGAGTTTATATTAAATCCATCACTATGTGGACTAATCCAATAATGATTTGCTTTAATTGATGGCTGTGGTATAGATTGTCCTTTATGCCTAACATATCTTAATTCTGATACACCATCAGGAAAGTTCTTAGCAATTATATGTTCAGCTACTTTTGGACTAACACAAATAAAGTCTAAACCTTTTACAGCAGGTTGTAATCCACTTGTTTCAATTGCTTGATAAAATCCTTTTTCTTTAAAGTATGCAACTATCTCTTCTGTTAATTGGTCTAATGGTTCACCACCTGTCCAAGTAATTTCATTACATTGTTTAGCATTCTTTTCAATCCACAATTCAAGTTCTTCAATTGTAAATTCTTTTCCACTTTCAAACTCTGTGTCGCACTTGATTCCATTTGCTGCACAAGCGAATTTAGTTTTACATCCTTGCAATCTAATAAAGATTGTCGGTGTTCCTATTCTTGCTCCTTCACCTTGTAAAGAGTAGAATATTTCTGATACTTTTAATTTAGTTTGGTTCATATATTATGTTACTTGATTTTGTTTCTGCTAATTCTATTTTTACTATTGGTAATCCTGTTTCTGTTTTAATTCTTGTAAATAACCATACTGCCATATTCTCTGCACTTGTATCAAATGGTAACTTTATAAAAGGTTCATTTGCTAACTCTAATACTTCACATAAAGAATCCTTTTCATTAAGTAATAAATAATGGTCATACTCTTTTATGATTGGTTCTATCTTGCTATCAATGTCTGCAAATAATATACCAATACCATTGTTTAACTTTTCAGGTTTTATATGTACTACTACATCATAAGTATGTCCATGTAGTCTTCCACACTTAACTCCTGCTTCTTTATTTCTATGTCCTGCATAAAAATGATATTTCTTTTGTATTATCATATCCAATTATTTTGCTTTGCTTCGTAATACCCTTTTGCTCTTAAAGAAGTTGCAGGGTTATTTATATCACCAAAACCCCATTCGTTTTTATTAGTGCTACCATTATAATCAGTCATTGTATAATTAATTATAATATCTAGGCAGTTTAATTCTTTTGCTAATTTCCAAGTCTCCGCTTTTGTTAAATACATTAACGGAGTATGTATTCTATAATCACCTGCTCCCATACCTAGAGACAAAGTAGTTTGTAAACAGTCAATAGTTGTTTTTCTACAGTCTGGGTAACCAGAATAATCAGTTTGGCATACACCAGTAATTATATCTTGTATACCTAACTCAGCACCCATTGAGGCTGCTATTGTTAAAAATAATAAGTTTCTACCACTTGTAAATGATGCAGGTAAGTTATTATCTAAATAGCTTTTTTCATTGTGGTCTGTATGTTTAGTTAAACTACTGTGTGCAAGTAACCCCTTAACATTTAATATCTTATAATCCACATTGGCTATTTCTGATATTTCAATTGCCTTCTCTAATTCTATTTTGTGCATTTGACCGTAGTCAAAACCAATTGCGTAAACTTGATTAAAATTTTTCTTTGCCCAATATAAACAGGTGGTTGAGTCTTGACCACCGCTTAATAAAACTATTGCATTTTTCATATAATATATTTAAAGATTATTTTCTGCATACTGACCAAATTTTACCCATTCATTAAAGTTATTTAAAGCGGTCATATGTGTTTTAACTCTTTGACCAATACCTTTATTCTGTTTCTTCATTGTTTTACCATCAAACCAGTATACAGCACCAAATCTATTACCCGATAACCAACTTGTTGAATCAACTGAATAAAATTTATACTTTTCTAAACCTTGTAAATTAGTAAAACCTAAACCGTGAACTTTTGTATTATTTTGTTTTGCTATTTTTAACAAGTCATAAAACACATCGTATTCAGTTCTTTTGATTTCTTGTGTTACTATACCACCAATTGCTACAAATTCATAGTCTTTACACATTTGTTTCCAATACTCTAAACCCCTGCTTTTATGCCATACTGGTATGCTTTTTTTATTTGTTAATAATTCTAATTTTGCTCTTAACCTTTCAACTTCTTTAATACCTACAATAACATCAATATCTAATTCAAAAAAATACTTAACGTCAAACTGGTTTATAAAGTTTGCATATTTAATTATGTAATCATCCCAATTAACATTACCGTTATTTTTATTCATAAAAGTAAAAGCACCGCTATCTAACAAAAACATTTTATATTTTGATATGTTTTTCTCCTCGCCCTTTATGTATACAAAACTTTCAAGCCTGTTAAAATTATAAAAGTCTCTATTTTCCCAACAATGTCGATTCCATCCTGACCCTGCTAAAAATATTTTCATAGACCTAATAAATTATACACTGCATCCTCTGGTGTTTTACCGTGCTTTAATAATTCGCTTTTAACCTTATCGCATTCTTCTATTGTATATTCTAGTATTATTTTATTAGTTGGTAAACTTTCATCTACTTTACTATCTTCAAAAAAATCATCTAAATTAACATTTGAATTTAATACTGGTAAGTTTAACCCCCAACTTTCTAACTGTTCCTCATCCCAATCATTCGCCAAGTCATCCCAATTCCATCCACCAAACCCTACATTGTCTTTGATTATAAATTCGTTTTGTTGCTCTGGTGTCAATTCACTTGCTTTGATTATTGATACTTCTTTTAAGCCTGCTTCAATACATGCTTTTAATCTCATGTTGCCACCAAGCACTATCATTTCATCATTTACAACTATTGGTCTTATATCCAACATTTGTGGGAATTCTTTTATTGATGTTACAAGTTTTTTAAATTTGTCATCTTTAATAATTCTTGGGTTATTTGGGTTGCTTTTTACTGCGCTTATTTTTACTGTTTCTATTTTCATATTATTTATTTCGTTTCCAAATTCTATTATGTATTACGTTACAGATGTAAGTAAAGTTATTGTTTTCAGTAAATGGTGGTAAGTATTCATCAACTGCTTTTGATACTGGTTCTATTCCTGCAAACATTCCCCACTTTAAATTAAATCTATTTGCACAGTCATCAATTACTAAATACTTGTTTGCTTTGTTGCAATAGTTTTCAAGGTCTGATTTTACTACTTCATATTCGTGACCGCCATCTATATAAACTATATCAAAGTTCTTTATTTGTTTTATTATTTTTTCATCAGTTGATAATCCTTTTATAATTTTAGGTTGTTCAAGGTTAAATGATACATGGAGTAAGTCTATATCTTCTGCATAATTAGATTCCCAATGTCCATCAGTTGTGTCTAATGGTGTTACCCCTACTATTTTACATTCTTTACCTTTTAGGTTCGCAAGCATTCTTATAAGTGCTAATGTTTGCCCTCTGAATACTCCTATTTCTAAAAAGCTAAATGTTTGTGGCATTTCATCTATTATCATTGACCACATTTGATAGAAGGCTCTTTCACCGAATCCGAATACATTCTGCTCTACAAAGTCCCTTAATGCTTTTAGTTCTTTTACATCATTGGTTTTATTCATAAATGTTTCGTTTACCATTTCATTCCACTCAGATGTGTTTTGGTAGCTGTCTTGTAATTCTTTTAGTGTATTCATTTTTTAATTAATTAGTTCATATATAAAATTCATATCTGCTTTGCCATTGCCATGAATTATTGTTGGTTTAAAGTTATCTTTGGTTATAAATTGATTGTTTTCTATTTTGTAATCTGTTTCAGTTATCCCACATAATGTTTGAAATACCCTGCAATTATGGTCTATACCTATGCTTGGGTTGTCTAATAGCCATTTAGTTGCTATTCTTTGGTCATCTTCGCTGTCGTGTATTCCTTGTTTGTCTATTAGCTTTATAAAGGTTTCTGACTGCATATAGTATGCACCACTATTTAAGAATCTGAACTTTGTGTTTGGTTTTGTGTATTGCTCACGTTCTTCATATTTAGATAATTGTTCTACATCAGGCCAGCAGTTTACTTCTGAATTAAATAAGCAGTTCCAATATATTTTACGTTTAGTGTTTGCAGGTGTATCTAAAAAGAATGTATCGTATGCATCTACAAATATAAAATCTTTAATAGTTGGGTTTGCTTTTAAGTATTCATATACCTTGTTAAGTTTCATTGCAAAGCCTTGCCATTGGTTTACTTCAATTATATGATACTGCCAACCAAAGTGATTTAA